ACATCATAAGACTTACTCATCATCTTAAGATTGTTGCAAGAGAAGATGATCTTAAACGTCTTACTGGTTTCCTTTACTTCGAGCTCAAACGTATTGTTTGAAGAATTCTTAGAATCCATAGCTCGAAGGAGTAGACGACCATCTTCACCTACAAGAGCAATCTCTGGCAACTGAAGGACACTCGAAGCCCTCATTAGATTTTGAAGATTATCAGCAGTCAAGTTAAACTCTACATATGACTCACCTACCTTGATATCCTTATTCGGAGGAAGGATCATAGTGATAGGATCAGCATATATAAAGTTTACGCTCTTACGACCATCAGTAACCTTCACATAGTTATCACAAAGAAGGAGTTCTGGATCATCGAACAGAGACAGAACTCCTAGAAAACGATTCAAATCAAAGATGCCAAAGTCCTTTTCAATCGTCTCGTCAATCTGAGCTCGAGCCATTACCGTCTTAATCGGTGAAATGGTCGATAGTACATTACCAGTATTGAACATGATAGACGGATTGATAGAGCTAAAGTTCTTTAGAATCTGAATCGTCTTTGCACTTAGTTTCATAATAAACCTCACTTACCCTTTTTATGTGAATAGCTAGCATCAGCAGTAGCTGCAGCACCGATCGATGCTAGATCTGCAAGAGATCCACCGAAGATGTAAGTACCAACGTGTTGCAACTGCATCCAAGGACAGAACCATACCTGACCGCCCATCTTCTGAACGTTATAACAGAACATGTAGTCTTCTGATAGGTAACGCTTAGAGACTGGATCGATGATACAATCAAAGAATGCCATAATCTCACGACTGCCATCAAAGTGTTCAGTACGAACATGATCAGGCTTATAAGAAAGCTCAGGAAATGCTTCCTGATACTTCTCAAACGTACGGCGCCGAATCATCATGAATCCAGTACCAATTTCAGATACTTCAACTGGTTCACCAATTGGGATCTGAGCTTGACCAGACTTAGGATTAAACACGTAGTCACCTACGAACTTCTCAAGATTATTTGGATTCTCATCCGCTACACCTTTATCTACGGCGAGCTTAATCTTTTCCCAAGAGATGCACTTCTTAGGATATGGACCACCGATAACGTCATATGGACTTGCATCGTCTTGAATAGCAAGAAGAGCAATAACGTCATTTGGATTAAATCCAATATCGCTATCGATGAACATCAAGTGAGTTGCGCCTGAACGCATAAACTCATCTGCGCAATAGTTACGAGCGCGAGTAATCAATGATTCATTGAATAGGAAATAGAGTTGAAGAGGAATACCATATTGGGTACAAAGCGCTGATAGATCTGCGACTGACCGCGCGAACATACCAGTACATTGACCACCATACATGGGTACTGCTAGAAATAGCTTACGAGTTCTTAGGACTTCTACTGGGACTTTTACTTGAAAATTAGACATATTTCACTCCAATGTTATAAAGACATTCATTCAAGACATGATGAAGCATCATTGTACTACAATTATTTATATATGTACATCATACCAGTTCAGGAATTTTTAGACGATTTTCTTTCTCTTTTTGTTCTTCTGAATCTTGAACATACATCTCAATGATAGCATAATGGATGATCTTCATCAGATCCTTTCGATTGTAACCTCCCTTCTTACCATATCGTTTAGCATACTTCATGATGTTGCCCATACAAAAACCAGTGCCATGGCCGGCATCAATGATCATATCAGTAGCCTGATATTTGCCGCTATAGTGTTCGTTATACGTTGCATCAATATATTTCATTACCGTATCGACAGAATTTTTTTCATTATATTTGTATTCAATCACGAGAAGAAATCCTCCAATGTTGTTGCTTGCTGTGTATTATTATATTCTTTACCTTGCCAATGTGGGTAAAATTCTCTAGAGAGATGAACTGATTTAGGTTTTTCCATGAATGAAAAGTCTAGTTCACCATCACGATTGATCATATGCTTAGTCCATTCAAAAAGCTTTACGTCATCTGTCTGTTGTTTCTTACATTCATCGATGAATATACTTCTGACTTCATTGCGATCTTTCCATGAACCATAGAATGGAGTACCTTTATACCAACCAGTCTTAGGAATAGAACGACTCTCATTCTCAATCGGAAGAGGTTCATATATCTGTGCAGGAATATTGAACTGTTTCACTGCATGGAAGTAATTCTTAACTAGATCTCGAGTAGATTGTTCAGGATTACTTTGACGACAAAGATGATGACGAATATCGATATTGCCAAAGTAAAATTCTAGTTGTTTAAATTCAAATTGATTGCTATAGATGAATTTGTCTAGACCTTCTTTCAGAGCTCCAAACAAAGTTTTGAATGGCACTGAGTTGACCATCCAACCAGGACGATACATGCAGATAGCATGACTATCACCGCATGAGATCTTATCATATGTCTTGATAAGATTAGGATCTATCACTTCTGCACTATCCTGAATACGCTTCAGATTATCCCAATCAACTTCATACCAACGAGGATCTATATCTTCTTGCTTATCTTTGTCTGTTAAGATACGCATACGATCTTGTAACATCGTATGATAGTCAGGAAAGTCGATACAAATCGAGTACACTTTGCCTTTAAACTGAGAGAACTCTTTGAAGTTATCTACATTAGCATACTCTTTCAATCCACCAAAAAGATTGAGAGTTCCACCCCAATCATTGCCATGATAGACGTATATCGTATCATAGTCATGAACATTCTTTAGATTGCCAGTTGTAGCAACATCAATATCTACACCAGACTGCTTTACCTGATCGGCATAAATGATACCTTGTGCTGCACGATGACTGCTAATACTCTTTGATATTGGAGTAAAAGGACTCATCAATAAACATTTATTGCGCATGCTTATCCCACTTAACATTTGAATTTATTCTGTCGTAGATCGTTTGATCTCGTAATACGGGTTCTGTGCCCACGTTCCAGAATATTATATCACGTCCACTATATTTAGGTACATACTTCCAGGCTTTTGAATCATAGGTATTTACAGAAGGAAATGGTGGCAGATTCTCTGGTTTTTCTGCATCCTGAAAGTCCAAAGGCTCTGATATAACTTGAGCTCTTCCAAGTTCACCTGCCTTTAGGTTTCGTGCAACTGCCACGCAATTAAACTTTGCTTTTGGCCATGCAATCTGAAGTGCTCTCGATAATACGCCAGTAGAGATAGCAACATATACTTCTTCTGGTGCTGGAATCTTACTTGCAATTTTTACTATACCTGCAGTGACCAGCTCATGTCTTAATCCAAGAGGCACGAAGAATGCTCCGTTTTCTTTTGCCCAGTCTGCAGCTACTTTATTTAGATTTGGCATAGCAGCGATACGTTTGAACATTGGAATAGCACCGCGTTCTATACAACATGCCTGATGCAACGAAATTTTCTTTGATGCAGGCATAAACAATACCACTTTCTTATTGTGACGATTTGCTACATCTAGAAGAGATACACCAGCAAGACCTACACGAGGTTGAGAATATACGATAGTATCTGAGGGACAGCGTGATATGAGAAGATCTCCGCCTCTTACCTTTGTGCCTGTAATCAGATCATCTCTGACTACTCTGATGCCTTCATGCTCTACGATGACTGGTGCAGGATTAGGATCTTCCCATCCTTCTGCCAATGACAAATAGTATTCTTTTGCTGCTTCAAGACCATAGAGGCCAACATCTTTGTTGACTCCATCGATTACATGATTATCGTGTGACATCGTATTTCCCAGTTTTCAATGACCAATTACTCGGATAAACCCAATCATAAGGAATCTGTTTAGTCTGCCTCTTAGTTCCAAACCTCATAGCCATATATTTAAAGTGCATACACAATTTATCTTCTAGGTTTAGATACATGTGTGTGGTAATAGGATTACTTTTATGTTGAGCAAGATAATCCATCATCTCTACCAACTGATGTCCTTGTTTATTTGTAGGCACATACTTACCGTCTTCGTCAATTTCATACTTACACTTGCCCATCAAGTTAGGACCATCGAAGATCTGCTGAAGTCCATCAAAGAATCCTGTACCTCCATGTAAAAAACTATTTGGATCTACCCATTCTGGATGAGACATAGCTACATGACGAGATGCATTCTTACATGGATACATGGCATTCCTAAAACCTTGTTCTTTTACAAAATGATCGTTTAGCAGCTTAGTAAATTCCATCATAGAGTACGGTCTATCTTTTGCTCCTAATAATTTAGACAAAGGCTCAGCAGCTTTTTCTGGAATAGACGCTAACCAGTTATGAACTTTTGTATCTTTAGGATAATAGATCTGGAATAGATCTGATCGCGAATGGCGATGATTTTCAAATCGAGTAAGCATCGCAGCTGCACCACCATCTCTCCATGTAATGTATGTTTGCCAATGTTCATTACTAAATGAGAACAATAGGCATGCAGTCATGATTCTCAATGGATCGTCGATGACCTTCATCTCATCTACAAATGGGCATTCATGCCAGTGTAAACGATGAGATAGCTGTTGATAGTTCTGCCTAAGCATAGAATCTTCTCGTTCATCATATGCTCTGCAAAACTCAAAGAACTTTTCAACTCTTTCTTCGAGAGTCCAATCTCTCATCCAACTATGAACTGGTTTACTCTTATGATCAAGATCTACATTTACAAGTGCCTTATAGACTATATCCTTTGATGTATCTGTAAGTAGTGCTTCAAGATTATTCATAGAGCAGCGACCATTTGCTTATATTGATCTACTGTCAATCCGGCTTGTTTAAGGATAGCATCATCAGAAGGATGTGACTTCATACCATTAAACGTCTTAACGATACCAAGATCTAACATGGCTTTCTGACGTCCATATGGATGATCTTTGATCTTACAACTCGACCATACTCCATCAAAATCTAGATGATCATACGCTGCACCGGGTCGAACGTAGTTTTCTACCCATCGAATAAAATCACAGCATACGTCTTCAGCATTATAAGGCAATGATCCAGTGTCTTCGTAGATCTTTGTCATAACTGCATCTAAAAACTGTTCTTGTTGCATTTTCTTAGTTGGCTTTGCAAGATAAGAAATACACTCTACAGCATTGGTGCCGTAATAAAACATGCTTTCTTTATTGACATATTGAGGATACCAATCAGCAACGTCTGCAACGACTGCGGCGTATTGAAACCTATACGCATTTATGCCATTCCGTTTGTTCCAATTCAACATGAATTCACCAAGTTCACGAAGATCTTTCTTCGATCCACTTGATTCTAACCATTCAGCCATCTCTCGAGCAAGGTGAGGAGCAAACTCAGTTAGATAATAGTCTCCGCTACGCTTATATCCAGATCCGGTAGGTGGTTTAGGAAAGCTAGGAAACTGATAGCCGATTGAAGTATAAAATGGATGTGGATAATGATTGATGAGCTTAGTCATCTCTTCAATAGTCTTACATTGATGAAGATGTAACAATAATGTATTATAGTATCCAGATGGTTTTGTCGAGTAGTTGATTGCACTACCAGTTACTCTGTGAAGAATAAAGATATACAACCATTCTGGCAATTTAAAGTCAGAGTGCTTACCAGTCCAAGATTTAGCTACCATATCACGTTGTCGAGTATGAACACCAGCTTGCATCTTACGCCAGTATGGATGCTGATCTGTCCATCCGTAAAAGCAATCATTGACAATCTGAGAGAACCCAGCATACTTACGTTCAACTACGTCGTACAGATGTACATGATGAAGTAACTCATCTCCCATGTTAGACTCTTCATGAGCCATCATGCCGTATGGTTCATTATCTGCTACATTACACT